ATTTTGTTGATCCATCGCCTGTATAGTTTCTAGACACAACTTTACTTGCACCTGTAGTTGGTCTTTCATATACTTTTATGTCAACCGCGTCAAATACTCTTCCAGGAAGTTGTTCATCTGGGCCGCCACTATTTGTAGGTGTAAAGAAACCATCTCCATCAATATTAATTTCTTCGGCTAATATTCCTTGTGCTGTATCATACTGCAAGCCGCCGCCTTCAATCAAAGTATCGTAAGTTCCTGGCAGTGGTAAAAAGCTACCATCACTAGTAGATTTACGTATTACAATTTCATCATCTGCAGCTGTTGGAATTCCAAGCTCATCTAATTCAATAACTGTTTGTGTTCCGTCACCTATTATAGAACGCATGATTGCATTAGGGTTTGTAAATTGAGTGCTATCGTCTACCCAATCTGGATCATCTAATCTAACGCCATTTTTATAAAGATTATATGTGACACCACTTTCTAAAGGTTTGTTCAAAGTAAGTGTAATTGTGCTTCCATCTAATTTAAAAACTTCATCTTCGTAGGTAGTATCATATGTATCGTATTCACTTGTAAACCACGGACCTGTATCCCAGCCAGTTGGTCCGCCGAAATCAAAACTTTTAACTTCTACTCCGCCGTAATCAACACCATCCATTAATTGACCTAAATCTTTTGCAAATTGTCCCGTGCTAGGATTATACGCAAGATTTATTCTATCCTGGGCTGTTAACAAACTTACTGCTTTCTTATAATTGACTTGAACTGATGTGTTGTTAGATGGAGGTGTGCGTAATATAATTCTACCGTTGTACCTAGTGTATGTTTTAGATGTGTCTTTTACATTTTCATACGAATATTCACTACGCAGTAGCACTACATTATCAACTACTACTTCAACTTGTGTGCTTTGTAAATCCATAGGCCATTTTAAATCAAAAACGTATCTTGATCCTGTGCCGATAAACGTTTCTGCCTCTTCAAGATATGTAATTAAATAATTTCCTGACACCCTATCAAATTTAATTACATTTAACAATGACCTTGGTAAACTATTGCCTATTATTACACTGCACTTTGCATCTCTTCCGCCTTCTCCTAGTGTGCCATTGATTGTTATTAATGGAGCACTCAAATACCCGCTTCCTGGATTGGTTATTTCTATTTTAGTAATTTTTCCATCTGCACCAAGTTTTGAAATGGCTGTTGCGCCGGATCCTCCACCGCCTGTAAGTAATATTTGAGGTGCTTGTGTGTAAGCCTTGCCACCGTCTGCAATTTGTATTTCCTTAACAATAAATCCTACATTATCTTTCCAATTTTTGAATGGATAAGTTTCTAGTTTATCATTAACTCCTATTAGATTGTTGTTTACAACTTTTACATCTTGCGGTTTGATACTTTTTGTATCATCATCAAAACTAGGTTGTAAATCAAAATCAGTAATTCTACTATTGCTGTCTTCTATTTTTTCATAAGCACTTATATATTCTCTTAGTTTTGTTTTGAACGGTTTTACTTCTTCTAAATAATCTTCATAACTAGGTAAACTATCATTATTGAAGGTAATATCTTCTCTAAGTTGACCAACGTTATGTTTTGCTTTTACAAAACTTGTCTTAAATGCCCAATCTACATATCCTTGTTCAGCAAACACATATCTTAAACTAGCAAAGAATAGATTATTATATTCTATAGAAAGTTCTTCTGTAAACAAATCTTGTTTAATTGCATTTAGTATTTGTCTTATTTCTATAGAAGGAACACTATCAAAAAATTCTGTATCAAAACTTATAATATCAAAGCCTGTTGCACTTGCTTGAGTATCATACAAAGTGTTTTTAAATTGTATAGTACCATTTTGTCTACCTATAGTTTCATAGTTTACGGTATAATCTACATCTTCTCTGACATCAATTTTACGCAATAACAACCAGCCGCCGGAACCAATTGAATTAATTTTAATAATATCGCCAAGTTCGTCATCTAAACCTTGTAATTCGTATGCATTGTCTATTACAAAATTTGTTTCTGTAAATTCATTAAAGTTTTCAGCATACCAATCAACATATTCCCAGAATAGTTTAACATCATATGACTGGCTGGCAATTCTAAGCCAAGATCTTAAATCACTATCTCTCTCATACAATGCCCACTTGCCTTGAATAGATGTGTCATTTTTTACAAGGACAGTATATTTTCTTACAGTGATAGTATCTGTAGGACTGTAGTTAGATCCACCTTTAACAACTGTTGCACTAGTTATAACACCAAGGTTATTAATTGTAAATTCAATTTCAGCACCTGATCCTGTGCCGTTGATTGTGTATGTTGGTGCTACAAGATATCCTCTACCTGCATTTAATACATTAATGTCTTTTATAACACCATCTTCTATTACTAGTTGGACCGATGCTTGTTGAGCTTTTGCAACTCCAATAAATTCAAGTTCTGCAACTGTTTCTACAGTAGTGTCATACTTTCTAGAAATTGCAGTTGGTGCTGGATCTTCAAGTTGTAATTTTAATAAACTTTTATCATCAACTATTAAATTCTTTTTAAGAACAATGTTAGCTCTTTCTATAACTTGTTTTAATGCTTCTTGCTTGTTGACAAACCAACTTTGTCTAGGACTATTAAGTATACCGTATTTTTGTTTAGGTGATAAGTCAGGTGCAGGAACTATTTTATTTTGTTCATCATAACCAATTAAACTATCAAACCATTTACGTTCAATATCTCTATTAGGTTTACTTGTTGACAACCCTTCAGTTATAATTTGATATTGATTATGGATGTTTATCTGTTGGTTATCAATTGTCCAATATTGAACACTAAATGCTACATCATCGTCTGATAGTAAATTATCACAATTATAAATTGTAAAACTATTATTACTTAAAAATGCAGCAAATCTGTACCCTTGTGCTTTTGGATCACTTATAAGATTCGCAACATCAAAACTACTCATTGTTCTAAATTCTTTATTAGGTATTGTTTTTTTATTTTTCACCCAAAAGTAATAGTAGGTTTGTAAAGATTGACTTACTTTATCATAAACTTGCTTGGTTGCATATGCTGTATCACCATATAAACTTGTTCCAGAGATACCTCTATCTAAAGTTTCACTTGTGCTTTGGACTTGATCCCATTTACTCGGAAGAACTGTTGATTCAACCCATTCATAAACATCAATTGTATTTCCGTCAAACAATGAGCTCCAATTATTTGAACTGTAAATAGAATTTCCTTGGTAAGGATTTATAAATTTGGCATTAGTTAGATTCCACCAAAGTTGTCCTACTTGTGCAGGTCCCCAAGAGTTAGTAGGACTTACAACAACGCTTCCTGTTCCTACAGTGTAAGATGCAGGATCATAATAAGTTTTATAACTAAGATTTTGCTCTGCTGGTCCTGCTATTTTACCTTGTATAGGATCAATATAATCTAAGTAAGTTAATAACTTGTTAGTTTTTCTATTGTATAATATAACACGTTTAATTTTTTCTAGGTTTACAGGATCTTTAGATTCTCTCAGTCTGTTGTATATGTTTGATCTTTCAGGTAATCTAAAGTCTACAACTGTACCTGTAAACAAACTATTGCTCGATACAGTTGGTAATCCTACATAAACATGATTATTTTTTAATACTGTGTTTCTACCAAAGTAGTATACAGGACTATTTTCATTTTTGTAAAATAATTGTTGCCCGTACAGTAAATTTCCGTTTACGTTTTCGTAGATATATAAACTTCCTTGATCAATAAAGTTTTCTTTGAACTTGGTAAATTCTTTATCAAATGTAGTTGATACTGAATTAGGATTCGATGTTGCATCTAAAACATATCCTTCTTTTCTACCACTGTAAAAATCAAAAGTAGTAGTTTCTGTATTATCACCGTTTCTTGCATTTACAAGTAATCTATTGCCGTCAAAATCAATTACTGATCCAAAAAGCTCATTCTTATTATCTAGAGGACTTAACAATGTTTGACTATATTCAAATAGTCCGTTGTTTAAAGAATATATGTAAACTTTACCTTGGTTTGTTTTTTGACTATCATCGTAAGGAGCAGATACAGCTAATAATTTTCCATCATTACTAATTGCTACTTTTTCTGCAAATGCCTCTGTATCGCTAGGAGCAGCAATCTGTTGACTACGTAAATATTGGCCTTGTATTATCCTGTAAATAACAGCAAGGTTAGGTTTGTCATTGCCGTATTTTGCATTTACAACTAAAACTTCTCCATTTGGTGTGGTATCAAAACTAGATGCAAACTCGTATAGACTACCTTGATCCAAGACAGAACTGTCGCCACTAGCTATTTGTGTTGAATCAAATGGATTCTCTGCACTATAAGAACTATCGTTTTGAACTATTAAGCCTGTATCATTAGGCACGTAGCCTACATAATCTATTAAATCATCTGTGCTATCCCATTGGTTAGTATCAAATGATCCTGGATTTATATTTGTTATTGCATTGTATAACTTATTATCTAGATAAACTATATCACCTATAAAATAAGTTTTTTCATCACTAAACTCACCTTTAAATTTTTTATTTTTTGCATATTCCCAATTAAACAAAACATTGTTTTCAGTTCCGTTTTTAATAAAATAAATCTTGCCAGGATTAACCTGTGTGCCATCACCAGGTGCATGAACATAACCTCTATAAACATCTTGAGTAGATTTTGCAATATGAACATTTTGTCCTACATAATTATTTGTTTTTCTTTCAGGTGCAACATAGCTGCCTAAACTTAGGAAATTACCTGCCAACGTTCTTCTGTAAATGTAATAGATACCTTCATTAGTAAATGATCCTACATCTCCAGATCCACTAGTAGGTATTTTGAAAGTTTCAGTCCAATCAAGATTACTACTACTAGGTCTATTAGCTGGTCTTGGAATACCTAAAACATTTTCTTCTTTGTACAACCAATACTCAAAATTGTTATCTGGCTCTAAGTATAAAAAGTCTCCTGTTAAAATATTTGTGACTTTTTTAGCACCTAATTGGTGATCGAACAAGAAACTACCTCCAGTATACGGAACATTTATTCCAGCATCAAATACAAATAGTTTTCCTATACCTTGAGAAGTATAACCTAAACTCACTCTTTGTATTTGTCCCATTACACGAGGAACAGTATATATTCCTGCTCTACCATATACATCAGGATCAGGCCCAGAAATAAAAGGTAAAAATTCTATTTCTGCATTGTCACCAAACTGATTACCTTTGCTAAAATTACCACTTACATTTTTTACAAATATAACAACATCATTTAAACTTCTTTGATAAAATGCAACTTCTGCTGTAGCAAGTGTAGACTTATCTCTTACAGTTTGTCCTACCAATGGTTCAAATGGTTCACCATTTAAAAATTTTGTATTTCTATATGCAATATATCCGTCCCATATATCGTCAATTGTGTGTTTCTTGTTAGTGATACTGTAAGCAAGGTTTATTGAACTAGGATCTTCTAGTTTATCTGTGACAGGTATGCCGCCTAAAGTAGAAGCAAGTGTGCCCGAACTACTTGCAGTAATTAAATTGATAGTATCAAAATTACCTGTGACACGTTGTACTTTGACAGTAGTTGAATTTGTGACACTTTCAACTGTGATACATGTTGCACCGGTCACTAATTGTGTAAGAGTTTCACCTTCACCTAAAGAAACAAGTCCTGTAAATTCTAAAGTTGTTGTTATATCTGGCAAATTATTAACATATAGTTCTACTTCATCCCCTGGAGAGCTAACACTACTAAGTGCTTCAGGTACTCTAACAACAAATTTAGAACTTAATATTGGATCGGTGTTGCCTTCAGGTCCCGGAGAACCCTCAAAACTTAAAGATTGTATATAGCTGTTTATAACAGATTCACTGTTCTGTAAAGAAGTACTGTAATCTAAACTCTGATAATAGTATCTTGTGCTGCTAGTGCTATCGCCGCCTGTAATTGCAGTGATAATATCTTTGTACACAAGTCCGTATGCTGGATCGTTGTTAACATTGCCGATAGGATAAGGATTACTTGTTCTTATAAACCAATATCCGCCATATACACTTGATGTGTCTATAGTTTCTGCCGGACCTACTCTTTCATACTCACCAACAAAATCATTTCCATTAATAAACAAACTGTTTTCACTTGGGAATTCGCCGTTTACACTTCCTACATATATTGTAAGTTGTGCTTCTTCGTTATGTGTATAAACAACTGTACCTGTCGCACCTTGTGTAGTCACAGTGTCGCCAACTAACGGTATGTTGTTGGATGCGTCTACAAATAAAATAGCGTCAACTTTTATATCTATTGTATGTGTATCTGCACTTTCTAAATATTCTTTTGTTATATAAGGATTTGAACCACCAAATGGAGATGTACTAACTAGATCTATTTGATCTTGATTTGCGTTTGACAAATTGTTCCAACGTAGATAAATTTGATCACCTACTCCTGATCCTTCATACATATCCTTAGGTGCTCTTATTAAAAAGTGATCTGTAGTAATATTTTTGAAAGGATAATCACCTGTTAAAAGTACCGGAATATCTTCTCTGTCAACTGTATCATTGTTGATTTGATAATTAATTTGTGCAACACTATCAAAAGAAGAAAATTCTATATTATCAACAGCTCTTTCAATTGCAACATCTGCTGACCATAAACTGTCATCTTCTCTAACTATATCTCCTGCCGCAAAAGACTGTGTAGAATCAAAGTCTCCTTTGAAATTAGTTTTTACATTAGATGCTTTAGGAGCACCTACTAACAAGAACTGCCCATCTCCACTTAGACTTACACTTGCTCCAAAGTTTTGACCTGAGTCTGCTATACTTGTGTCTGCTTCTATAACTTGTTGTAATGTGTAATTTAAACTATTAGATGCTCTGTTATAAATGTAAACTTTTCCGTCATCAACTTCAGGTGCACCTACTGCTAGTAATACATTCCTATCATCAACAGATAAACTTTTACCATACTCATGTCCTGTACCTAATTCTGTATTACTAATCTCTTGAAGTTCTGTATATCTATTTTGATTTTGTAAAACTACCCAACGTCCTGAACCATCATTGTCTATCCATAGTTTTTCACCAGGATCCATTTCTTTTTCTGCAAATTTATTTGCATCTATAATATCTGTTTTTCTGCAGGAAATAAATTTTGTTAACACACCTGTACAATTTTCAATTTCTGCTATATTTTCATTCGTCTCAAATACAACTTTATTAAGAGATACACTTTTAACCTTAAAAAATCCTTGCAACGGATTTTCTGTTTGTGTTATTTGCACTGTACTATCATCAGGACTCGCAGCATCAAAACTAGTTGTAATTACATCAGTTATTCCTAATATTTCACCTGTGTCAATATCTAATGGTGTTGATCCAAGCAGTATTGTAAATTCACCAGTACCACTTTCTATTGATTCTATTTTGTAGTCCGTAGCTACATGCTGATATACATTCCAAGTTTCATTAACATTACCAACCCATACATAACCTTGGTTAGGCAGTGTTGTAAAGTCTTGTGATAGGATATCATTATACGATCCTATTCTTGCATCAATATCTTGGGGATTTACATAACCACTATCTTTTGTATAACCTTTTGCAATATATTTTGTTGGAAAAGGTTTGTGATCATAATCTTTTGATTTTAAATATGTTTCATAAGGTAAAATTCTATATACTAAATCAGTTGCTGAAGTTTTTTGATCAACTAGTTCAATTGGTTGAGGATCTAATCTAAATTGTTTTTCATCTAATAAGTATTCTACTTCTTCAAAACCTTCACTAGCACCATATTGGCCATCTTTAATTGCCCATTCTTCATAAAATTCTAAACTATCTTGATTAGCACTAGCTAGAGCATCAAAAAGTTTTGTAAGTGAATTTTTTGTACCTTTGTCTAGAATAAATCCTTGATAAAACTTATACTGGCTAACATCGTCATTTATAATATTTTCTAAGTATTGACGTTTTTGATACCCTATTAAATGTTGGGCAAGTCTTTGTTGTTCTACATCAAAATTATCGCTATCGAGATCATAATAATCAGCGAATTGATTAATTTTGTAATCAAAGTTTGCATAAAGTCCTGGTTTTGGTTCTTCACTTAACCTTACCCATTGGTTGGCAATAAAGTTTTCGCTACCTGCGATTTTTTCATTTGCGCTGTAGAAAAACTCTTTATATTTTACAAGATCACCAATTGCATAATCTTTCCAAGACTCCCATTCCGTAGGCCTTGCGTTATCATATATAAAGCCAGGTATGTTTAGACTACCATTCCAGTTATCAGTTCTGTATCCTAAAACTTTTATTCTTTCCTGTCTATAACCAGGAGCAGTATCATATATTACATCTCCAAACACAGTTTTGTTGTCAAGTAAGGCAATATGCTCTTTTTGCACTAATGGAAAACGTGCGGCAAATATACCGTCAGCTGTATTGACTGCTTTTACAATACATTCGTTGTCTAAACCTTTTTGTATTTTAACAAATTCTGGTTTTAATTTTTTACCATCAACTTTTAAAATACTATAACCGTAAAAAGTTTCGAAAAGATTGTCAACAACAGAATATGATGATTTCAATTTAAGTGTTTTAGACCCAGGACTTAAACTAATTATTGCGCCTGCACTCCAGTTTTGTGTAGTCCAATACATAAACTGTCTTGTGCTTGCGTTCCAATCACTAACTACATTAGAGTTGTCTATACGGTCTTCAAATACAAATCCTATATCTGTTAAATATTTTCCGTATCCTAGTAAAAAATTAACAACATCTTGTATTGTTGTTAGCTTGTCTCCATAGTTTAATTTGGAAACGTTTTGTTCATAAACTTTTGGGAAAGTTGCTCTGCGTCCACCAACAATAGGCAGTGTAGGTAATTTAGCAAACTTACCACTATCTAAACTAGTTCCAGATGTATGTGTTTCAGTTGCACGATAGTATTCATTATTAAATAAAACTATTTGTCCTTCTACATAAGTTTTTTCATTTGAAAAATTTACAAAATTTTCACTGACGCCGCCTACTACTACAACAGGATCATTTTGTTGAGGTATAGGTTTATAATAAGAAAATTCTGGAACAGCATAATCATATCCTCTGACAACATAACCATCTGCTTGTTTTTCTACAATGACTCCACTATAAGAAATACTTTCTAAAGGACTACTAGTATTGAGAAACAGCTCATAGTTTTCCTGAGGAATAAAAACATTTCCTTCATTAGTCGGAGTCCTGCTGTCTAATATAAATTTAAACTTTTCTTTATCTGAATATCCACCTAATTTAACACCTATTTGATTTATAATAGATTGCAAATTAGATTTATATTTTGTATAAGACGCTGTAGAATCACTAGCCATGTAGTTAGAAATATAATTAACTAGTCCACTTGTAAATACTTGTGTATCATCGTTAATTGTATTAGGAAATACAATATTACCTAATTGTATTTGTTTTTCAGTGTCACCATACACAATCTGATTTGCTATGCTGCGCTTTTGGCGAAGTCTGTCAAAACCTACAGAAAATATTTTATTTGGCTGATTCAATACCCAAGATGTAATAAGTGCAAATGGATATTCGCTTCCTCTTCTCCAAGCAGATTCTACAGGGCCGCCATCGCCATATGTCCAAGAATCTGTAATTGCAGATACGTCAAAAGTTGCAGACAAATTACAAGCAACAGGAGATAATAACTGCCCTTCGTCATCAGTAGGAATAGTATTTGTAAGTCCTGGTCTTGCATATTTGCTTTTTATAATTAACTGCTTGTCCGGTTCTCTTATAATCCCTTGTTCTAAATCACTCCACAAAACTTCGTTGTTTCTTGTATATGGTGCAGGACCATATGTTGTTTCCCACCAACTAGGTTTTACATTAAAACCCAGCATCTCCCATGGATGAGTATGTGGACGATCGGTATCGTATGCATATATAAATGCCTGTCTCCAAAATCCTGGTAATTTTTCTCCGGTAGGATAATTTGTTTTTGCGTAATTAAAACTAAATTGATTATCTCTTGAAAAAGTATTATTCACTACATAATCACCGTCAACTAGTTGATTCCATTGTAGGAAATCAGGTGTCATGCTTTTATCAATTTGATGTTTTGTAAATTTTGTTTTTCTGTGTAATCCTCCAACAAAATCATGAATGTCTAAAATGTTAGTATCATAAGAAACCTTAATATTGTTGTATATTCTTTTTTCTAATTCTAATAATAGATTATCTCTAAAATCATTGAACGCAACAAACTTACTACCATCATGACCTTCTATAACATTGGCTGGTGTTGTAATTGTTGTATCTAAATAAATTTGCGGTTCGTAGGCAGGATATAATCCTAACTTTGTAGGAGTAGGTGGCATATAACTACCATTAGTACTGTCATACTCATATATCTCAATTTTATCGCCTATCGCCTTTGTTGCAGTGACAACTACAAAACCTTCATTATTAAATGTATAATCTCTATTATGAATTAATTGTGTAGCATTTTGGTAAACTTGAACTGCTTTTATACTTGCTGTTGATAATGAAAATACTTGGCTTAATGGAAAGAATTGTTCATCAGTATCTTCAATTACATGTTCAGTTCTTATAAAACCACCTTGTGGAATCATATCACTAAAATAAAAAGGCATACTAGATGTTTTATCTTTGTTCATTTCCTTAAGTATTAAATCTACATGTTGTTTTGTAGGTCCTTCATAACCTAATTTATTTGCAACTTCTAAAAACTGTCTTTTGAATTTGCCGTATTCTCTTCTAGCATATCTTAAAGATTTTACAATGTTTGAATCATCAGTTAACAAGTGGTATAAACTTAAATTTATTGGTCCACTACTTTTTATAAATTTACGTCCAAGATTGGTAATTTTTCCTATATCTCTTAAATTACTTGTACCTGGAAATATACCATCAAAATTTATAGATTCTTCTACTATAGTTGCTACATGGTCATTAACCTCTCCTAAAGTAAATTGGCTGAGATTTTCGTTTAATGGATTTTTTTCTAAATTACTAGGTATTTCATAATATCCGTTTTCATTTTTTGGATAGTCTGCTCTAGTTTTTATAATAATTACATCATCTAAATTTAAACTGTTAGTAAAATTAACATAAACTTTACTGTTAGCATCTTGTTTCAATATGTAATCAATGTTGTTTCTTTGTAATACATTATTCAAGTATATTCTGTGCCATAACTTATCTGAAAAAACTAAATCATCATAAACATCAATATAAAAATCATTAGTAGTGTTATCAAAAATGTATTGTTTTATTACGTTTTGATTACTGTCAGTGTTTGCTGTTATAAAACCATTTTCGTTTGCATATGTTTCTCTATCACTGTATATTCTTAAATAACCACTATCAGTAGGTTTGGTTAATAAAGTAGTTCCTTCTTGATAATTGAAACTATCTTTTAGTAAATCAAAGTTAAAAGTTATATCACCTACATTTTCAATTATTCTATAAGTTAGAGGAAAGCCTAATTCAGTATCATTATTTCCGTTTCCTATTTCATATGAAAATATTTTATTTCCAGTAAATGTGCTTGCATCATATTTTGTTGTATCAACAAAGGAAACATCATCAGCATCATACATTTCAAACTGAGGTTGTTGATTGACTGCTGTTTTAGCTTGACCTGTCTTCCATTCACTTCCATTAAAGTAAAAAAACGATCCATTGTAAGTGTTTCCAGATTTTACTAATACTGTTTCGTTCAAAAGCGGTGTAGAATCTTCTTCTTCTGTTAAACTTATTTGAACAGTGTTTCTAAAGTTAATGAAGTTTACTTTATATATTTTTCCTTTTACCAACTCGTCGGTATCTGCTGTGAACAACACTCTCATGCCATTTGATAAGTTTACACCATCTATGTTATAACCTGTTGAACCTTCAATAGTTGAAAATATATCTTTTGTTTGTGTGTCAACTAGATCCACATCTGTTTTACTTTTTGTACCAAAATTAATTAATTTGATTCCTGCTTCAAACTCAATAATAGGACGTTTTGCTCTTGCACTTTGATCTACGTTAGAAACTGTTTGGTTTATTTCAGCTGTTTTTTCAATTACACTCTTATGGAACCATCTATTGTATCTACTCCATAAGTTTCCATCAACCGATGATCTATTGATTACAATGTAATCTTTGTTTGCAGGGAACCCAAGTGCTTCACTAAAAGGATAAAAATCAAAACCTTGTCCGTCAAATTCAACATCAATGTTATCCGTAAATACACCACTGGTTGCTAAATCTTCTTGTTGTATAAGTTTAATTTTGTCGCCTACACCTTCAACGTACCATTCTCCGCTGGCATATTTTTCAGGTGTGACATTACCTACAAAATTTAGTTTCATTCCATTTGATATATCGAATCCAGAACTTGTTTTGTAAGTTTTTTTACCTATTATTTCTTTATCTACATCTATACTCGTGCTTTCTACTATATCTCTAATGTAAATGAATCCACTTACGTTAGGATCATTTTTTGAAATATAATATAACTTTTCCGGTGCATCATCAGGTACTGTAAATTCTATAATACCTTTTTCCAAATAAACGTTTGCAACTGTGTTTCCTTCTTCATCAACTTTGCTTACACCAGTGTCATAAATTAAAGAAGTGTTTGTTGCTTCACCTAATTCAACACTGCCTTGTGAAACTGGATCAACTATAAATCCTCCGGCATCGTATGCAGTGCCATCTTGATCATACAAAATAGCATCAAACACTCCTGCACTTCTTACACCATCAGTGGTTTCTACAATAACTGCTTCACCAGGTTTCCAACTTTTTCTAGTTGCAAAAGCAATAGGATGGCCAGGAACATCTACATCAAATTTATACTTTTGTCCTCTATACAAAGTAATAGAAGGATTATTAGTTAATCCATCTGGTGAAAACAAATAAGTTAAATTATCTGCATTATCTTTTAATGACACAGTATAAGTTGATTCAACTTCTGTGCTTTGACCTGCTACTGCTATACTATCTGGTCCGCTTGGCAACCAATAATATTCTCTAAAGTTTGTGAATTTATCCCAGTCAATATGCGGATTCCAGCTGTAAAATTCTTGCGAATTTAAATTGCTATGATTATTAGTTGATCCTCCAAGATTTTTTAAAGTGTTTATATAGTCATTATAGTCTTTATAAAAACTTAAATTTCCTAGATTATCCTTAATAATCGTTGCTGGTTCTAATTGATAATTTTCTCTTTGAGAACTTATGTCTCCTATATAATTATCACTAGGTAGAAATGCTTTTGTAGATTTCCTTCCTACATAACCATTTAACTTCTCTGCTACACCAGGTTGAATTAATTGATCTAGTGTGCTAGATAAAAATTTCGTATTGTATGAAGTTCTAAAATACCTAGGTAAATGATTAGCACTACTTCGTCTTATGCTTTTATCACCGCCTGGCAATCTTGGTTCATTTTGATCGTTATCATATGCCATTAGTAGCTACTGCCTCCGGAACTAGAACTGCTTGAACTGCTTGAACTACTTGAACTACTTGAACTAGTTGTTGTAGAAGTAGCACTAGTGGTTGTAGATGCACTAGTTATACCTGTGTTTGTAGTAGTGCTTTGACTAACTACATTACCTGTTGCACTCAGTTTCGATGCTGTCACACTATCAATAATTTCTAAATTATCTACAGTAGCGCCGCTTATAAACACTTCGTCAACTTCAGATTTAATTTCAAACAAACTACCAAATGATTGTGTTTCTTGTTCCGGAACAATAACAAATGTCACCACATCTGGTGATAGCTGTCCCATTACATAAGTTGCAAGTTCTGAAAAGTAAAATGTTTCTCCAAAATCCCAATTTTCAAGTGCAAAAAATTGATTGATTGCAGTTATTACTCTTGATTTTATATCGTTGTCATTCAAAACCTGATCTGGGTTCTTTACTATTTTAAATTTTGCTTGCAAATCTAAATCCGCTTTGTTTCCAAATAAAACTTTGTACTTCACTGGATGATAAATTATTTCATCACTTAAAGATTTTATTTTGTTTATTTCCGTTCCATATGACAAAAATAAACTGTCATTAGATGGCGGTAAAGGCTTTTGAGTTAGTGTTCCTTCTAAATATTGTCTAAAACTATTATCATATGTTCTTGTGAGTATATAAGTATCAATTATATTACTTGCACTAGGATCTATTCTAGTATTGTCATCTGCTGCATGAATATATTGAAATTTTAATTTATCTCTACCTATAAATGCTTTGTAATTAGTTGTTAACGATAGAGATCCTAAACTTTCATTATATATTTCAAATATGTTTTCTTCTACAAAATAAAATATTTGATTATCATTGTATTGACTCAATGCACCAACGCTATCTTTAGAATCTTTAATAATAATATTTTCAACAGCATTATCTACATAATTAAAATCTTCTACACCATCAGTTGTAATAAGTTTTTTTTGAAATACATATTTTGTCAAAGGATTTATATCTTCGTCTACAATTACATCAAATATCTCAGGATCATCTACTACACCGTCATCATCTTCATCAAAAAAAGCAATTTCTACTTTTTTACTGTTTACATAACCTTCAGCATCTCTGTATTCTTTAGTTATTTCCCAATCTAAATCAAAAGTAAAACTATCTGTGCTATCTGGTTTATTATTGTTGCTTAATACGGTAATCTTATCTTTAACAATTTTTCCTGTAAGACTATTATAAATCTTATCACTACTGTCAAAGTAAAATCTTATTTCTTGATCACTTTCAAAAACGTATCTACTTCCTCTTGATTGAATAGTATAAGTTTCTCCATCATTAGTAAACAATAATAACCAACTTGCATCTAACTGTTGGTTTGTATTATCGCCAGTTTTACCTGTGTTAAATTCTGCTGTAGCATTTAAATTATTTTCTGTGATAACACGCCATTGTCCTAAATTTATATCAAAACGTAAAGCAAATGTTTTATACGCAAATATCTGATCTATTACTTGGCGTTTTACATCTGTTTCTAAACTTTGAGCTAAGAAAGGTTTTATTTCAACTAACTGTGCACCTGTAGGTATTATATCATTAAAACTAACAGGACCTGTATTGTTTTCTATAACAGTTCCGTTTCCAGAAACATTAATAACTTTTACCCACTTGTAAGATCTTGAATTTAAATGATCAGCTTCTCCATCCATAAGTGTTCCATCAGGCATAAAATGTTTTCCTGATGGTGCTATAAATTTTAAAGAAGCGCCGGGTTTAATTAATTTTAAAACACTTGTTGTAAAACTACCTAATAGCTGACGTATGTCGTTAACATTTTGAAAGTATCCTGTTGAAAGATTTGTTTCCGACGTTGATTGTATCCACGTTATATTCAAATCAGTAGTATCAGTTTTTGGAAATTTTGTAAAGTAATAATTTTTTGTTTGTCTATCAGATAAAATAGGTTCTATAGTATTAACAATAGTTCCTTCGACATCTGTTTGCGTTTCAAATGTAAAGCGTTCTTGCTTTGTCAAAAATTCTTTGTATACTGCTCCGTCTAAACCAAACAAATTAGTTTTTGAATATTTTCCTGTTGCATCTAACAAATCAAAATATCTGCTGATGCCACTGGCAGTTCTATTGACACTTTTTGTTTTAATAATTTCTTGGCTAATACCTAACGGACCAAGCTGGTAATCTTCTGCTGTGATTAATCTATTTTGCGTATAATAAGTTGCAGGTGCTCTCTGTCTTATATTTGTATTTGTTTCACTAGTAGAAGCATTGTCAACTGTGTATTGTAAAGTAAATGTAAGAGTTAAAGTTTCACGTTTTCCTGTTCTGCTTAGATAATTTATATCTATACTAACACCGCGCATATCTTTTGGATCTATTACAAGTCTTTGATTTTTACTTGTTCTATAATATACTCTAAAGTTTCCTTGTGGTAATGATCCAAAAACCCCGTCGGAAAATATTAAACTAATTCTATCATCTATTCTAGAAAGTATACTGAAAATGTTTCTTATATTTTTATTAAGACTATTATAGATAACATTGTTTCCTTCAACAGCATCAACTTTTGTCCATTGTTCAATTTCAACTCCAAAGCTATCTAACTTGTAAAGCCAAACATCCGTATTGTTAACATTTGTTGCATCAATGCCTACTGTTTGATTACTACTAGGATTGGTAATATTAAAAGTACCTTGATCTAAAGTTCCTTGTCTAAAGTGAACAAAAAATCCGCTGTTAGAACTTGCAGGACCTCTGCCGTCATCTCTATATGTAAATGCAAAATTATTTCCCGGAAATGGTGATTCTTCAATAATGCTTCCTTCGTTTATGTCAGAAGATACTATTTCAAATCTTGTTGTGCTACCATCAATTGGTTTGCTAAAGCTGAATGCTGGAACGTCAGTATTAGTAGAATTAAATCTATACTGTTCTGTAGGAATACCATTTATTGTGTCTTTTTTTACAGGACGCCCAAACGTTCCGTTTACCGGTAAAGCTGCGTTTAGAATTTTAATAAATTGTTCGTTCCAATCAGGATTAGCAGGGTCATTCCAAATAATTGATTGATTTTCTAAATTTTGGTTGTTGCTGTCAATAATACGTTCTGTAGTGCTTACAGTTTCTATTTTCAAAAGTCCGTTAGCACACTGGTTTCGTTTAGGATTGTATGACAATAACCTTGCAAGGCGTAGAACACTTTCTCTACGTTCTGCAAGCTCAATAAAGTTTTCTCTGCTGTTTAGATCAACTCTAAACGCTAAATTTTGTCCAAGGAATGCTATTAGATCGATAAGTGCAAGATACTCAGAACTTTCAATATAGTCGTTGAAATCCTCAGGGTAATTTTCCCTGAGATACGTAATCATTGTTCGACGTAAATTATCAAAATCATAGCTTTTGAAATCCGCATTTCTATAGCTTTGATAGATACGTTTCCAGTCTTCTGCAACTAATAATCTATTTTGTCTATCTGTTGATGACATTTTTTATTCCTCTTACAATATTTAGCAGAATGAGATAAGTGCGTACTTAATTAGGTATTCAAAAAACCAGCGTTTTGATCAAATTGTAAACGCATTCTTTCTGAAATATTGTAAGGCAAATATGTCAAACTTACTTCTATCTGCAATCCACTCTCATACTGATCTACTGTGACTTGATCTACGTTTACACGTGGATCTGCGTTTACAATTTCTGTGACATTTTGTATTATGGCTTTTTTAATTTGTCCTGTAAACGGTTCAAATAAAGCGTCCCATATTATAGTGCCAAATTCAGGGTTGCTAAGTTTTTCACCTTGCCTTATGTGAAAATGATTGATTATATCTTGTTTTATTAATGACAAATCATACAAAACATTTGAAGAATTGCCTTCATTTACTGTGCTTATACCTCTATATGTTCTAGTACCAGGAATTTCGTTAGGTTTTTGATTCCTATTTGGAACAGTAATTTGTTTGTATAATTGCTTTTCTAAGTTGCTCATAGCGTATTTACCTTAACTTCCTTTCCTGAATGTGTCAACTACTGGCACATACTCTGCTTCAAAGTTATTTTTGTAATCATTGCCGTTGCTGTCTACTTCTACAATAGTGTTTTCTGGGTTTTCTCTATCTGTTTTTGACGGTGCAAACTCCAGAGGATTTAGATTTTCATGTCCAAACCAAGGCTCATGTTGCGGGGTTCTTAAAGGAGTATATGCAGGTGTAGCTGATGGACCGTTCATGTTAATACCATCAGGTGCTGACTCAGTATGAGTTTTAGCAGAAATATGCGTACCTTCTCCTGCTGTAATTCTTCCATCTTTGCCTGCTTTCAAACAAATATTTCTTCCTGCATTCATTATAATATCTCTGTCAGCAGATATGTTAAGGTCATTTTTTGTATGTATGCTCACACTGTCTTGTGCATAGATATCAATCTTTCCTCCAGCTGTCATTTCTATCCATGTAGATCCCTTTGCATTTCCTATATAGATTAAATCCTCTGTATTATGCATTAATATCTGATGACCTGTTCTGGTACGCCATCTTGTTAATTCATTGTGTGGTAATGTAGGAATACCAATTTCGCCATTTTCTACATTTGCATATTCCGGTGGACCGGCTTCAGATCCGCTTGCTGGTTTTTTCCTAACCAACGTTTGATCACCGTCATCCATTACAAATGTGGTGCCACCTAATCTATTGAATGGCACTAATGTCTGTGCAAATTTTTCTCCATATCTAGTTGTAGGTTTCCCTGGCCTTTTATCGTAAGGTCCTGGTGTACTCCACCCAAAAACCATACTAGGAATATCTCTTCTTGCACTTGTGGTTGTTGTTCCTCTAGTAGTGTCTTCGGCTAAACCTTGTGTGTCTAATACACCACATGCATCAGTATTACAAGGTTTTATATATTTTGTAGGATCTTGTCCTACAGGATCTAGAGATTTATTATATTCGCCTACAGGCTTTGCTTTAGATGAATCTTCATCATTATATGTTGTGCTTGCATTTCCAGGCACCATAAAATTCATATACTGATCTTGCACACATCCAATCCAATATCCATAACCAAAATTTTCTTCCATTGCTAAAACAACAACTTTAGTTCCAACATCGGGTGGCACTGCCCACATTCCATAACTTTTTTGTGAGCTGTCAAATCCTTCGTTTGCTTTTACACCGTCTCTTGGTGTGACACCATAAAAAGGACTTACATAGTAGCATGGTAATAGATATCCGCTAGAATCTGTAGGATTACCAGCTTCGTTGATTTTTAAAATTTCTACTTCTACACTTCCCATATATTGTGAATCAATGTGATTAACAATTTTTCCAATGTAAGGTCCAACACCCTCCATCCAGGATGGACGTCTTTTTCTTGTAAGTTGATTTCTTCCGCTCAATTTTTATTCCTCTGGTGCTTGGTCTTCGACACGATCTTCAACTACTTTAACGCCACTAGATGTCGCTTCTACTTTTGTATCCTGACCTGGTTGATTTCTACGTCTAATTAATCTTAAATCTTGAGTAAATGTGCCACCAGTAAATTTATGATTAACAAATAAAACTTGATATATTCCGCTAAATGCGCCTACAGGTTTTGTACCTAAACCAGGAAAATCCATGTTTCCATCATTGTTGTAATCTAATGGTGTTCTAAAATTTACTTTAATATCAACTTCTGAACTTTGGTAATCCATTGTGCCATCTTCAGTTAGGTTAATTATAGGAGTTTCGTCTGCATTATAATTTCCAAATCCGCTGTCAGAGATATAATATGGATCTCCCCAAATTTCCATATTTGCACTTATTAAATCAACATTGCTGTTAACAAGAGCATCATTAAAATCTCTTGCAATAGTTGTTTTGGTTCTTTCTGGGAAGCCTCCTCCTTTGCCACCGCTTTCGGTAGAAGTAGTTTCTCTCGTAGTAGCATTACCGCTAGAACTATTATTGTTGCTATCACCTTTTGCTACTTGCTTATCTTCTGTTTCTGTAGCGTCACCACTGCTGTCTGATTTAGAATCTTTTTCTCCTAATTTATATTTTCCTTGAAATGGAGTAATTGCAGTAAAGAATGCTACATCAAAATTAATATTAAAATTTAACACATCATCATTTTTTCCTGTGTAAATATAATCATATTCTTTACAAATTTGTCTTTCTATTTCCTGTATACCAGGAGAAGATTTTGTTGTAGGCAAAATTCTGTTCACATGTGCTTTATAAGGCATAACACGATATACAAACAACTTAGGATACTCACCAGTCAAATCCATTTGTTCTTTATTTTGTATAATGTAAACATCAGTTTCGATTCTAAACCAAGGAATCATACCATTTGTATCCGGCACTTCGTCGGATATTTTACTTCCGTATTCACTTAAAATAATAATTTCTTCTATAATATCTTGAACCGGCGTTCCTGATTTGAAACTTAAAGTTCTTCCATTATTTTTTATAGTAATGTTTCCTCTTTTGAAAACTCCAGTACCTACTGTGTTTACAAATTGAGGTCTTTCATCTGCATCTTTTGTTTCTTCTACAAATCTTGGTCTACCAAATGGTTGCTTACCTCCATCTAAATAACTTTGCACAAGTTTAGCTTTTCCTATTTCGTTTGTAAATTCAGGATCTTCAACTTTTTGCCTTACAGCTTCTCCTATGTCAGATTTAGTCACAATTACACCTAACAACTTGCTAAGGTCTGCATCAAAATCTGCCGGTATGTTGCTGTCTTCGTTTCCTGTTATACTTTGATATATTTCTATTTTTTCTTCATTTGAAAGTTCTCGTTCTTCTCCTGGATTTAAGGATTGGTCTGTAGTTGCAGAGCCAGCATCAGCTAGATTTCCTGCTAATTTTTCTTTAGCTGAGGATCTTTCGGTAGGAAATGAAATAATATA